AGATTGCCAGAGTTAAGGTTTAAAGGATTTGTCAGCAACCCGTACAAACGCCCATGCAAAGTCACAGGCAAGAAAGCAATGGTGTGGGCAGAAGCATGAGTCTTGATTTAGAACAATGTAATTTAGTCATTCAAAAGATTAATAAAGGCGTTCCTATTAAGGTTATTGCTAAACGCTTTAATGTTAATTCCTACGATATAACGCTTATTAATCGTTGTAAGACAAACAAGTACCCACTTGATGAATACAGGCTAATTGATGACCCTGATTATAAGCACAATCCAATTAACGAAAAATGCAAAATAGGAGAGCCTAATGGTGCAAACCTGGGCTCTAAAGGCTGGGATTTGAGAATGAGTTTACGGTTAGCAAAACTACCAATGAGCAAATGGGCCGCAGCATTATGAGCGAAGTAATCTTTAACGTAGATAACAAAAACGTGTCTGGCATGATTTCTCAAATTGTTCAAATGATTAACAAGGGCTTATTTGTTGGACCCGTAGAGGTTGTTTTAAGGCGCAAGGCCCGATCATTAAGTCAAAACAAAAAGCTTTGGCCTATGTTGGCTGACATTGAAAAACAGGTTGATTGGTATGGAGATAGTCTCAACAGTGAAGACTGGAAGGTCATGTTTATGTCTAGCCTCACTAGGCAACGCGCTGTACCGGGCATCGATGGCGGTTTTGTTGGTTTGTCTGGCAGAAGTAGTCGGCTAAACAAAGAAGAGTTTTCTCAACTAATTGAACTGATCTATGCCTTCGGTAGTGAGCGAAGCGTGGCATGGTCCGAGCCCTCATTACAAAATTACACAAAGTACAAAGAGGCTGCATGAGTTTAAAGCTTGCGAGACAAAAAAAGTGCAAGTCATGCAAGGTTGTATTTAAGCCTTTCTTGTCAACGGCATCTGTATGCTCCGTAGATTGCGCTGTAACGATGGCAAAAGCTAACAGTGCTAAGACTATAAAGAAGAATATAAAAGAGCGTAAACAGGCTTTAAAGAGCCTTGGCGATCTTCATAAAGAAGCACAGCCAGAATTTAACAAGTACATCAGGCTAAGAGATAAGGGTAAACCTTGTATCAGTTGTCAGAGACATCACACCGGGCAGATCCATGCTGGTCATTATAGATCGGTAGGAGCAGCAGCAGAATTACGCTATGACGAAAACAACGTCCATGCTCAATGTGCGCCTTGCAACAATCACCTCTCAGGTAATGCTATTGATTACCGTATTAACCTAATTAAGAAAATAGGCTTAGACCAAGTTGAGTTATTAGAAGGCCCACAAGAGCCCAAAAGATATAGGCGTGACGATATTTTGTCGATCAAAGCTAAATACAGAGCATTAGCTAAAGAATTAATCATCAAAATTGAGAGTGCAGCGTGATTGAGTTAGAGCAAGATGAGATTAATGAGGGGGCGCATTTAATCTCGTTGTTAATTAAAATCTTGATTGAAGTTAATGATGGTCGGGCTCTCAACGAACAAGACGATGACTTAATGGCAGCAGCAGTAACCTGGGTGGAAGCATATAGCGACTCAGTTGAGATTTATTAAAATGATGGGACCGTAATGAGCAGACCAACAAAGTACACACCGAAGTTATTGGATAAGGCGAATCACTATCTAAATAGTTATACGCGGCTAATTCCTAGCAACCAGGATCTGTGCTTGCACCTGGACATTAGCGAGACAACTTTATACCGATGGGCAGAAGAGCATGAGCAGTTTCGGGATATATTAGGCAAAGTTAAGCTCACTCAGTTCACAGTGGCGATGGATGGCGGTCTAGGCGGTGATTTAAACGCTAACCTGGTCAAGCTTTTAATGGGTAAGCATGGGTTAAGTGAAAAGTCTTCAGTGGACCAAACTTCTAGCGATGGTTCTATGACACCTAAATCTAAGATTGAGTTGGTTGCTAAAGAGTTTGACGTTTGATGTCGGTTGGTCAGATAGAGCTACCTCCTAAACTAATCCCGGTGTTTCAAGGTTCAGCGAGGATACGGGGAGCATGGGGAGGTAGAGGCTCTGGTAAGACTCGCAGCTTTGCTCTAATGACTGCTGTTGAGGGATACCGCTATGGCAACTCAGGAATCTCAGGTCAGATCCTTTGTGGTCGTGAGCATCTTAACTCGCTAGAAGAATCATCACTTGAAGAAGTCAAGGCCGCTATACGCTCAGTCGATTGGCTAGAAGATTACTATGAAATAGGTGAGCGGTACATCAGATCCAAAGACGGGCGCATTAAATACGTGTTTGCAGGACTAAGACATAACCTAGATTCTATTAAGTCTAAAGCCAAATTATTGCTTGCCTGGATCGATGAGGCTGAAGGGGTGTCAGAAGAAGCCTGGCGTAAATTAATGCCTACGGTGCGCGAAGAACAGGCTGATGGCACGGGCTCAGAAGTGTGGGTGACTTGGAACCCCGAAAACAAAAACAGTGCGACTCATAAGCGTTATAGATTAGATGCCCCCGAAAATAGCCGCATTGTGCAGTTAAATTTTTTTGATAATCCTTGGTTTCCAAATGTTCTAGAACTGGAGCGTAAAGAGGATTTATTGCGAAGACCTGATACATATGGTCATGTGTGGTTAGCTGATTTTCTGGAATACCCCGAAGGCAGCTTTTTTCTGCGTGAAATTAATAAAGCAAAAGACGAAGGCCGTATTTGCAAGATACCTGTTGTCGCCTCACACCCTTGCATGACTTTTTGGGACATCGGGGCGTCAGACGGGTGCGCAGTGTGGGTGGTGCAGCAAATTGGTAATTTAGAATACCGTTGTATTTATTTTTATGAGGCATGGAATGAGCCTTACAGCCACGCAGTAAAATGGTTACAGAGTCTTGACTTAGTGTTTGAAAGTCACTTCCTGCCCCACGATGCGGATCATAAGCGTCAAGGTGAGCTAAAGAACAAAAGCCCAAAAGACATGCTCAAGCAATTAATGCCTGGTGCAAGCTGGCGCATAGTCCCTCGGATTCAACAACTATTGTGGGGTATTCAACAAACAGCAGATATGTTGGATGCCTATATTTGGATTGACGAAGAGAAATGCGCTGCAGGACTAGAACACTTAAAATCTTACAGGCGCAAATGGTCTAACAATGATGGTAGGTGGTCGCACATACCAGACAAGTCTGAAGGTCACAGTGAAGCCGCAGACGCACTTAGGCAAATGGCACAAGCATTTGCATCAGGTGACTTAGGTCGATCTAAGAAAAAACATAAAGGTCCGTTAAGAAGAAATGTTCGTGGGATAGCATAATATGTTATAATGCGCTAACAATTTTTGGAGACACGATATGATGACCAATAAGCCTAAAAAAAAGCCAGCAAAGAAGCCTAAAAAGAAGCCTGTAAAAATGGGGTATTAGCGATGGCTAAGGGTGTCAAACATTACCTAAAAAACGGTACTGAGCATACAGGCGCGACTCACAAGACCAATGGCATGGCAATGACCGGGGCTCGTCACACTAAGTCTAGTAAAGATTTGTTTCATAAAAAAGATCTTTCAGCGGCAGTAAAAAAGAGAATGGCTAAGTAATGGGTTTATTAGACGATTACATGAGTCAAGTTCAAGACTACAAAAAAGCAGGGTCTATTGGCACTGGTTTGCTGCCAGACAGGCCTAACTTGAATCTAGGGCAGCAAGGCCTATTAAGTCAAATGCAATCAGCAGAAGCTAACTATATGGGCCGTGTAGCTGATCCTTTGTCATATTATCAACAAAATCCAGAAGCCCAGGGTTTGCTTAACGTGTCGCCAGAGTTAGATTTAATAGATTTAGCTACAGGTGGCGGTAAAATGGCTATGGCTGCTGCAATTAAAAGAGCTGCTAGAAATTCAACAACTAAAAAGCCTAAACAAGATATATTCTCTGATATTGCAGAAAAAGAATTAGCTGCCTCAGAAGTAGAAAATTTGGCCTTGCCTAGTTCTGCACCTAACAGGCAGGATATGGGTGTAAATAGGGCGACAGAACGTAACGCTAAAACTGGCAAATACACTGGTGGTCCTAGTCATGTTTCAAGTCCAGAACAATTACAATCAATGAGAAACGAGTATATTGATTCGGTAAGATTAGGTGCTGAAGGCGCTGAGTGGTATGACCGATCAAGTGACTTTATTGACAGGGCATCGGGACAGACCCTAGACAGAGGTGTTGTAGCAGATTCTCTCGCTGTCACTTCAGCTGGGTCAACTGTTGATACCAATTTAGGACACACCATTAAGGCTGTCAATCAAGACGCTATGGGGACTCCAATCAGGTCTGGTCGATTCCCAGTAGCTATGTCAAACACAATGCAAGAAAGCTTTGATGGCAAAAAGCCTTTTCTTGGGGCAAAAAGAGGGCCGTTTCGTGACAATTTAGAAACGTCTTGGAGTGGTGCAGACGAATTCAATGCTGTACACGACATATGGCAAGGCCGTGCATTTGGCTATACCGATAAAAATGGTAATCCCTGGGATGCAGGATTTAGCCCACAGCAACACGCATTTATGGACGATGAAATTGATTCGGTAGTGCAGCATTTGAATGAAAACAAAGTAGGCGGTAGGACCGATTGGAACCCTAAAAATACGCAAGCAGCGGCATGGACCGGGATTAAGATTAAGTTTGGCGATATAAATGCAGAAGATGCTGCTGTTACTTTTGCAGATTATATGAACAAGTACGCTGCAAACGCAACCTATGAGCAGATCCCAGGGTTAGGTACAGGCGTTTTACCAGGCTTAGATGACATGTCTTGGGATGCCAGAAAAGCCTACACTGACACCGCTAAATGGACCAATGAAAAAGGACAGGACACTATTTATGAGGGCGGTGGATTATTAACAGACCGCACTAATGACATGGTGGGCGCATACACGCCAACTGGTGGAAAGCTTGAGATTAACCCTGGAGAAGTTGCCAAGCCCTATGTTCAGTCTACTGACAGCATATTGAACCCCGAAAGCGTCCAGGCACTTGATATGGGTGAAAATGCACGGGCTTATGTAGATGCTCAAAATGCAGGAGCTTGGCACAGAATTATCCCTAGTTCACAAAAAAATAACCCCATTGGCGCAAGAAACAGCTTGCATATACCCATGAGCCAGAGCCCAAATGCAAATCAAATGACTGAGATTAGCCGCATTGCTGATGAAAATGGGTTTTTTGCGGTGGACACAGGTGAGGGAATTAACTTAATTGATGCTGGGGCTGAAAAAGGTTCAGTTGGATTTAAAAGAACAGGTGTGAGCCTGGGTAAAGAGTTAAAAGGAGACTTAGGCCAAGAGATCGTTAACGCAATGGGTGTTACCGCTGAAAGGGTAAATATAGTTTCTGGGTTTGAAAATTATCAAGACGCTTGGAGTGCTGGCAGTGGTAGTAAAAAAGCCACTATCCAGTTCTTGGAGTCACTTTCAAAGAATGAAAAATTTGCATCAAATATAGAGCCTGCACTAAGGAAAAAAGCAGCGGCTAACTTAAAGCGTGACGCTCAGTTTAGTCAAGAGTATGCACTGCCTGTCCGAGAAGACATCCAAACAGCTAGGAAAATCTTCTCAGAGAAAGGCCGCGCTGGGTTAATAAAAGCCATTAAAAGTGGGGCTATTCTTCCTGCTCTGGCAGCAATGATGGTTGCTCCCCAGGTTTTAAAGAAGAACGATGATTCGCAGACGGGAACTTAGAAACACCGCTGGCTTTGTTAAGCCATTCGCGTTCTTCTGCAGGGGTTCTATCGTCACCGAATATTTCGGTAAGACCATTGGCGTATGTGACATATCTGACAGGCATATATAGTTCCTTTTTAGCTGTGTGCCGCAAGT